GGTTCCGTTGGAGATATGTAAACTCAGTTAAATGAATATACTAAATTCAATAGCAGCACTGGTTGTTTTATTCCAAAGTTGTATCCTATTCCGAAATTTATATATTGCCATCCGGTCACTCCGAGAGCAATGGTGGTTTCAGATGATCCTGGCTCTGCAAGAAGAGGCTCAGAAGTCCCAAACATAACCGATGCCGTAAAAGCAACTACTTGGTAAGCCTCTCCCTCTTTATTCTGAAATAAGGCATACCCAATACCGGCACCAAAACTATTTACAAATCGTGGCTCTGAGTTCTCCATCAATGGTACTTGCATGGCAGTTGCCGAGAAAGCTGGGCGTGGTAACCACTTACCACTTAATGCTCGTTCTCCATCTTTGGTATCGAAGTCCGGAACTCCACCAAAGAAACCTTTGAATTTACCTTGTGCGGACAAAGTCATTGCCAAACACAGTAACGCTGTAAAAATTGCTAACTTTTTCATATCTATCAGTTTTTATACAAGCATTTCATAAATATTAAAGGCGTTGCTCATATATGCGTATGCCTTGGTTGACCACCCTATTTCTATACGACAACTCAGATAATCTTGCCCTTCCGGTAATACGATCGCATCAAAGGAATATTTTGTTGAGGACTCAAACGTAAAGGACTTGCTCCCAGAATCAAGAGTTGTTGTTCCATATCGTAATCTCCAATAAGCTGTGGCTACCACACTTCCTCCACTTACAGTGGCGTTAAATTGAGCTCCGGGAGATAATAATTCTCCTCCCTCTTGATCTACAGTAATATATACTACTGAAGTAATTGTAACAGTAACGCTATCAAATTCATTTGATGCTTCATACCCTAAATCTTCTACAAACTTAACCTGCAAATATTTGGCACCAGAAACATATGATAATCCAGTAATTGAAGCATCGTGAGTTCCGGAAGTAATTGAAATACCCATTATAGCAGGGGCAGTTATTTGAATATTTCCTGCAGCATCCGATGAGAAGTAATAACTGATATTATGTGTTTCAGTCACTCCTGAGGTATAATTAAATGAAGCAACCAATGTTGTCCCAACTCTGCCATCAGCAATAGTTGCAATTGAATTAATAGACATCCCAGCATCAGAAGATTCATCCTCTGATTCTTCGGGGGCAGAGTACTCGTCAGAGGACGGAACAAAGGCTGAAGGCAATTCCGGTACTGATTCTTCTTCAGCAGGTATTTCAGCAAATGGACCTTCATATGGAATTAACTCTATCATGTCAATTTCCCACATACGATGCCGGACATCAAATGAACCCCGATTGGCAACAAATACCCGATACGCCCCATCATATTCATTTTCGGTATCTACAAAACTACCAAGCATATTAAGCCCACTGACCTCCGGACGGGTTTCAATAATCTTCATTTGGATTAACTGCTTAACCCGACTGTACTGACCAGCAATTTCATCACCGAGTAATTGCAGTAATGGTTTGTGTGGCCATGCATCACTGCTCGGGTCACCATTCCCCCACTGTGAACTTGGAACGCTTGTACCTAAAGCAAAGGCTATTGTTTTACTTCCTCCATTACAACTTACAGTGGCATATCCGGACGTGCCAGAAAACTCAATAGCATCCTGTCGGGTTGCCATTGCAGAAGCCACTTGGGTAACCGTATCCGTTGCAGTAAGCCCTCCTGTATCCACCCACGTATATAAAAAGTCAGATCCATCCTCAGGGCCATAAATAGTAAGAGTCTTTGCACTATACTCCATGGTAATATCCGGAAACTCCCATCGTAGTACAAAATGCTCCAAAGTTTCCGTTATACTATACCCATAATAATCCATTTGACGTTCATACCCATTAATGGTAAGAACCCCATAATCTCCAGCATCGTAAGTATAATAATCAAAAACTATTGTTACTATTTTTTGTGACCCCCCACCACCAGCAGCGGTTACAACAAAGTCATCTCCAGTAATTCCATTAGTTGCACTTATTGCTGCTCCGGTAGTAAAATCACCACCAAGTGTCGTTGATTTAAACATAATGGTTGGGACCCCTGCACTATTCTCTTCATACCATATTCTTACTCCATAGGTGATCCAATAAGAATACCAATCACTTACAAACTTCATTACAACTTCCTTTAGAGTTTGAGTGGAAATAACCGCAAACCCTCCGGTATATTGCTCCAAGTTATTTGTAATATTTGTATCACCATCCAAAGGTGGATCTGATTCTTTTACAATATCTCCAAGAGCAAAATTGTAATCAAGTACTTGTCCGTGATCTACATACGGATATGGATTATATGTTGATTCTATTATTGTTTCAGTAACTACCCGTTCCTTTTTCAATACCCATTTTTTGGTGGCAGACAGAACTGCTCGTGCCATAGGGAAAACCCTACCATATACAACGGTATCTCCAGTCCCCCATGGGGTGAGTTCTCGAAGTCTTTCCCAAAACGTACGCTTATACGACATTTGTATAATATTGGAAGAAGAGGCATAAAAACGGATATTACGATAACAGGCACGAATGGTGGATCCTCCAAAACTATTTAGACGAATTTTCATTGGACCATCTACCGGTAACTCATTAAATTTTCCTTTATAAGAATTCCACCCATTCCATCCATACACTATTCCATCACGCCTTCCCGGAATAATACTCGTACCAAGATACGGGGACCAATATAAATCAGTAGCATCATCCGATTCCGGACGAAGGGAATACTTATTACCTAATTCTATTGAAAAAGAGGCTGCCCACACATCATCTTGTGGTTCTGCTGCAATACTATAAAACCCATACTCAAACTCAATAACAAAATATTCATCAGCGCATTGTTTTGCGTATGTTCCAAAATTTTGTATTAATTGTATTCCCCAAGGTAATAACACACCGGAGTCTTCCCCCGGAACAACTGCTTCAATCGGAAGTGGGACCCCTCCATATCCAAACAGATCAGCCCAAGTCCAATCATCAAAACTGTAAGTTGGTCCATAATTATATGTATCCGCACCAAGGGTATGGTTATCAAGCCAACTATCACGACTACCATACTCCTGATTAATATTAATACGTTTTGCCGGAAGTTGTTGCATAGTCCTGCTTCCGGGGATCTGCCGTAAAGCAGACGATGGATGCGTAGCACTACGATGAATGTATTGTAACGGGGCTAACGAAATAGGAGAAGTGCTACCTGCTCCGGTAAAATATCTTCCCGAGATAGCACCACGATGTAGGTCTGTTGGTCGATATATTTGAAAGATACCTGCCTGTTGGCGGATTGCCGCCCCATACTTTTTCAATAATTCTACAAGAACCTCTTGGCAAGAATTCCCCATGAAACGATCTCTATCCAGTAATAATTGAGTCATTGGAGAATCAGCATCATCGGTGCTCATATTGTCTTCATAAAATCCTATGAACTCAATAAACTCAGTGTACTCAATCTTTCCAAGAATATCCAATATGATCTGCGCTTCGGTTGCTCTGCCTTCATAATACTCGTACGTACCATCACTGTTTTCTTCTATAGCAAAAGCCATGTCTGCTAAGTACGCCAAACCATCCTCACACGTAATGGTAAGATAATATGGCGGAACATCGTATGGCTCTTCATATTGGGAAGGATCAACCCAACCAGTCCAATACAAGTTTTCGGGATCATCCGTATTTTGATAAATCTCGACAAACGTGCTGAGATTATCTTCAGTAAACAAATCAGTGAATTTGAAATTGACCCCTACCTGTATTTCAATAACAGCACGTGATGGTCGCCACGGATCGTAGATATCGTCAGAGCTATTTGTATATTCAATCTTCAGCGGGGTTCCACTACCTTTGAGCGTTTCTACGGACCCCGCAAACGAGTTGACATAGAACTTTATGATCCATGGTATCCTGGCTCGGTCGTAAAACTTGAGATCAAATTTCTGGTCCATGCTTTAGTTTGTTACATTCGCCCTTCTTAATACAAGCATCAGGTCTTTCCCACTGATCTTACCATCAACCACAATTGAAACCTTCTGTGGTCGCTGTTCTATGTTACGAATATTCCTTTGAACATTCTTTGGTAATACGTATTCCCCTGAACTCAACATTGCCGGGAAACTATCATTAGGATAACCAGCAGGTACAGGTCCTCCACCTGCCATCCTTGCTACCTGTGGATAATAGTCTGCCCCAGCAAGTAGTTTCTCAGTCATCTCAGTCCCACGAGAAATCCTTGTAAGATAAGCAAGTGACTTATCATTAGTTCGTTTCATCTTGAAAAACTTTTCAAGCATCTTGTCACTCCCAGCAGGGACCACTCCTCCCTGTTGCATCTTTGGAATCTTCAGAGCAGCCTCTTTCTCTTTCTTTTTCTTATTAACTATTTCATCAGCAAATTGTGCTGCTTTATCAGGGGGAAGAATAATTTCACCTGAAGTAAGCATTGCCGGGAAAGTATCATTTGGGAAACCGGCAGGGACGACCCCTCCTTCTTTAAATCCGGTAGCAGCCATTCCTCCACTAATAGCAGCCATAGAAGCTGCTCCAGTCCCAAGAGCACCTACAACTGCTGCTACGGCAGAAGGTATACTAACAAGCAATGCCGGGTAACCAACCTTAGCTGCTTCGGCTACAGCAATGGCAAGGGCTTCATATGATTTAGCTTTTCCAAGGGCGACACTTGCCAAAATTTCTGCCATGTCTTCCCCTTCACTTGCCAACCCCTTAACTATAGATCCTACTAATTTCTTGGCAACAAACTCAGCAAGAACCCTTGATAGACTTTCCCCAAGTGAGGTTAACCAATCAAGCATCCAACTACCAAAGTCCTCAAATTTATCTTTGGAGATAGTAAATAAATCAGTAAAGGCACTTTCAAGAGTAGATATAGTATCTGCTTGCATTGAAAGTTGATCTATTTGTTCTGCTATCTTTTTAAGATCCCCTTCCCATCCAAAAGGTTTCATCTCTGCCAAATCTTTCATTCTATTTGAAAGAACTTCTATTCTGGCATTGATTAAATCTATTGCGTGGCTACTATCTTTAAATGCAATAAACATATCTTTTGCAAATGAAAGAGTAGCATTATCTTGTAGAGATGCTAATTGTGATTTGAAATAAGCCCAAGCATCTGCAGCTTCATAATATTCTTTTGTAAACTGTTTTCCTTGACTTACCAATAAATCCATTCGATCTTTTGCAAGATCCATTTGAGTGGCAGCTATTGTAATTTTATCTTCGAATCTACCAAAAGTGATTACCATTGCTTCTAATGGAGCGATCTTTCCCTCAGATTGCAATGCCTGTAAAGCAAGTTGTGCCTCTTTTATCCTATCCGCCATTATAAGCCATTCAGCAGATCCTTGCCTATTTGTAGAGTAAAGCACTTCCATATACCTTTGATAGCCTTCCAACTCAGCAGATACCACTGCTATCTCACTATCAAGAGTTTGGAAAGCATCTCTTTGTGCTTTAAGAAATCCCACAGTTCTTTCCGTATCTTCTACGGTAGCAGCAATAGTATATTTCTGCCAACGAGTAATGAGCCCATCCAAAACATTTTGGAGAACCTTTCCTTGTATTCCCATTGCTGAGAATGCTCCTGAAGTTCCCCGGGTATTGATATTAAAATCAATGAGTGCTTGCTTAAGCACTTCGGCGGCATCAGCATTTGCTGAAAAACTATTACCAAGAATATTACCTAATCCAGCAATATTTTGAAGATCACGTGATATTTTTGCTTGCTCAAGTTCTGCTAATTTTTTTACTAATTCATCAATCTTTTTTGTAACCCATGGTATGGAATATCCTGCCTTAGCTTCAATTTCAACAAGTCTTTCAAGAATTCCTTTATATAATTGAGTTTTCTCTGTAAGATCATCATAAGAACCACCTAATAATTTGGACATTTTAGTAATGGCAGATTCCCCAATCATCAAGTCAAAGAAAGCAGAGTTTACTTCCTCAGATTGCTGTTGTAATTTTTCCAACTCCTCAGCAGCCTGTTCAATAGGTCCAGTTATTTTCTTCAAGGCAGCATCTACCTCTACTGCTACCTTTTCATAATAACTAATAATAGATTCAGCGGCAATTTTGTCGTACTCTGCCATCTGCATACCATTCTTAACATAATCATCCCGCTCTTTTTCAAGCTTTTGCATTGCCTCTTGGTATGCATAGAAAGCATTATTTAAGTCAATAGGAGAGTATGCTAAATCTTGTTTAATCCATTCCCAATCCTTTTGTTTTTGTTGAATAGCTGCTAACTTATCTTGATATTCTTTACTTGCCTTTAGCTTTTCTTCATTTACAAGTCGAGCATTGTCCAAATCTTCTCTTTCCAATGCTAACCGCTGCTGTATATCAATTTTAAGTGCTTCTAAACTGTCCTTACTTAATTTATCAATATCCCATCGTTTCGCAGATATAGAAGCATCAAGATCCATTTGAATATCAGTCCCCTCAACAAGAGCCTTAGTTTCATTATACTCATCCCGCATAGCCTTTATCTTTTGGATGAGTGGTTTAATGGCATTTTCAACAACCATCCAAACCCCCAATCCAAATACTCCCATAGCAGCACCAAAAGCAATAAATGATGTAGCAGCAGCTCCTGCTGATATTCCAGCAGCTCCGGCAGCAGCTCCGGCAGCAGTAGCCCCAGCAGCAGCGGCTTCTCCAGCAACAGCTGTCCCTGCTAATGCTGCTTCCGCAGTAGCAGCAGAAATAGCAGTGAAACCTAAACCCTTTGCCAATGCTACTAATATTTTAATTGCCCGCCCTCCCATTGAGACAAGTCCGGTAAACCCATATCCCAACGAACTTATAAGAAGAAGGAGTGGACCAGCAGCAGCAATTACCGCTGCTATAATTAGTCTGAATCGTTTCTGTTCTTCTGTCAATGAATTAAAACGATCAACAACTTTATCAAGCCACTTAGCAAATCTTTCAAATATAGGTATAAGTGTGGTAGCAATAGCTTGCCCAAGTTCAATCAAAGAAACATTTACTGATTGGACTGCTCTGTCATATCGTATTTTAATTGTTTGAGAAACTTTATTAAATGCTTCTGCTAAAGACCCGGACGACTCCGTGATCTCTTTCATTATAGAACTATTGTATGCAAAGTTTTTCCCCATCAATGACATCATACCAGTCATAGCTCGTATTTCAGGAAATACCTGAGCTACTAACGTCTCTCCGTATTGACTGGTTAATACTCTTATTTTTTCCACCAAAGCTATTACGCCTTGATCTCTAAGTATTTTACGTAAATCAGCATAAGAAGTATTCATCCCGTCAAGAGCCAATGAAGCCGATGTCATTGCTTTTTGTCCCTTGTCCGCCTCCTTATACAAAGCATTAAATATATTTTTCAGGTATACCCCTGATTGAGCTGCTGTAGATCCCGTAAGAGTGATTGCAGCCATAGCACCTGCTACCTGATCTATTTCTACACCTAATTTAGATGCTATTGGAATAACACCTCCCATAGCAGCAGCAAAACCAGAAGCTTCTGCTTTACCTTCTCGTACTGCCGCTACAAGAACATCAGTAGCATACGTGGCAGTTACTCCAGTTCCTCGATAAGCATTTAATACAGAAGTAAGATAATTCGCTATATCAGCAGTTTGTCCTAATCCTGCCGCTGCTGCTTTTACTGATACTCGTAAAACATCAAGAGCATCAGCAGAAGCTATACCGGAAGATGCTATAAAATAAAGAGCATCTGCAACTTCTTGAGGGGACTTCCCAAACTCTCGAGCCATCGCTTTAATCGAAGCTCCCCATTTATCAACAACCTGTTGGGAAGTCCCTGTTAAGCCTACAATTTTTTGCATGGAGTATTCATACTCCTTTGCCATATTAAAAGATGCTCTACCCGCAGCAACCATTGGAGCAGTAATAACAGCCGAAGTCAAATAACCTATTGTACGAATCCTTTGATTGACAGTATTTGTTTTCTTTGCAAATTCTGACATCCTGGTCGCAGCAACATTTAACGCATCTACGTTAACTCCCAGTGTTACTGTTAATGTACCAATATTCATTTGGATTACTTCTTTTGTTCTGGTTTCCGTATCGGTGGCCTTGCTTTAAAAGCCATCGGCGGTCTCTTCGATCTCATTTCATCAATCTTATCTTGTTGCTCTTTTTTCTGCGCTGCAGCGGCAATACTCATCAAAACTTGCTTCATATCAGCCACACTCTGTTTTCTCTCAATTCGTTTTTCACCAGTCCAATTTGGAATAAAATCTGTTGGTAAAACTTCTTTTGGAGTATGACCTTTCTTGGCATATAATTTACTTACAATATTTACAATCAACGCATCAAGCACTGCTATTCGATAATCATCCCTCCAGGACCCTATTGGATCTATCTTGTCGTATGCTTCCCATTCTGCAAGTTGCTGCGACGTGATTTGACCCAATAGAATATCCGGATGGGCGAAACCTAACTCTCTACAGAGCCGGAAGGCGAACTGGCGACTTGGTCGCCACTTGAGTTTTTTACTAAACTCTCCTTATCCTCTTCCGAAATCTTATTGAGTTCCTGTGCCTTGTTCACAATCTTCTCAAGTCGAGCAGCACTCATGCACTGACTCAAAGTGGAAGCATCTGCCGTGGTAAGAATAAGATTTCCATTCTCATCACATACGGTGCATACAGCAAGTTTAGCCCGGAAATCATCCAATGCTTTTTCAAACCCACCTTCTGCATTTTTGTTCTCTTTAATAAGAGTCTGTTCAAACTTGTCGCGCTCACGTCCCGTCATCTGACGAACATAAACAAAGTCACCTTTACCAAGATCGACTTTCACAATTTCAAGCACCTCTTTCGTGAGGAGCATTTTTTTGTCTAAGAGTCCCATGATTAGAAATTTTTGATTGTTAATAATTTGTTAAAAATATTCCTTGATTAGGAATGGTTTATTTATACTCCAGTGCTTCCACCTGAGCTAAGATAAACCTTACCGGTTACCTGAATGGTAACGTCTGCGGTAACTTTATCGTCAGCCGGGATGGTGAGTGGGAGTTCAGAAACAAGACCTTCAAAGTCAAGTCCAGTGTTCTCAACGTCCGGGAGGACAATCTGATAGTTCTGGATCGTGTTACTTTCGAAGTCATTCAACATAGTCTCGTACGTAGCACGAGTAAAGTTCATTGCGAGTACAACAGTTCCTGCATTACGGAAGCCCGTGATGAATTCCCTGTACCCTCCGGTAGAGTCAAGTGAGGTAACATCAATAGTGTCCCTCGACATGCTTGGACCGGTGATGGAATTGA